TGCTACTAATGGGGCTTGACCAATTTTTCTTGAGACGATGCCTTCAGGCATCACCTGTCCTGCTTCACTGAAAAGTGCTTCAGCCTTCTTGGCGCTGATACTGCCAATTGCCTTGATGGCGTTTACTGCACCGATTTTGCCGGCCTCAACGGCCTCCGCAATGTGCTCGGCTCCCACGAACTCAGTGGCGCGAGGCTTCTGGAGTCTCCAGCCTGGGACTTCCTGTCCGGCCTCAAGTAGTTCGCGGGCTTTTGCCTTTGCTGCGTCCCTGAAGTCTTCAAGAGTCGCGCACTGGCGCAAAAACAGCCCAAGGTTCACGGGGTCATTGAGCAGCGAGAGGAATCGTTGATCTTGAGTTGTAGGTGTGTCTGCAACAACTGCTATTGCAGAGTCCTTTGAGGAGACCCGCACCGGACAGGTCAAAGCCTTTGCACACCAGTTGCAATACTGGTTCTCCTTAGGCTCCGTGCCTACGTTGTCAAGAATGGCTTGGACGGTCTCTTTGGCGGTCTGGTACGTCCAGTACTGGGTGACCATTTTCTGCTGGTCGCAAAAGAGCAGGTGAGTTGTCCACTCCTGCTCGAAGTGCGTTTCCATGAGCCCCAGTGCGTAGGCTGCCATCTGGCCGGTGTAGTCGTAAACCTGTCCACTCTTGAGATCAATCAGCCAGCGACCACTAGCGGCAATACCGTCCGCGGTGCCAGTGTGCGGTAATCCGCTCGTTCTGATCCTGCATTTGGATTCGTCGGTAGTCAGCCCATCCTCACGCCCGCAAAGCTGAATGCACTGAGAGATCGCCCAGCGCACCGCCTCAGCGTCCTCCTCGCTTAGATCGGCTGGTGGCTCCCCGGTCGTCCACGCTTGCCGGAACTTTTCGTCTAGCATGGTGCCGCGCAGAGCTGCTGCACTTGGAGAGAACGGTGTGTTCTCGTACTGCCCGCAAAGGGCAAGTTTTGGTAAACTGCTATGTCGTACTTTCATTTTTTTCTTAGATGGATTCTTGTCATTTGTTGACCGCACTCTTTCGAGCAGGTCTTTGTCATCTTCCCGCCGTTAAGGCGTGGGACAAATTGTAGTCCGCAAACAGGGCAAGGCTGACTTGGGGTGGCTTTCCTACGAGCAGTAAGAATCGTCCGGCACTCTACCGAGCACCCTTTCTTCGCCCATTTCCGCATGGGTATCGACTTGCCGCAGACTTGGCAAGGGCTGGAAGGAGCGTCCCAGTCCGGCCCCGGAGTGACGAGCCCCTTTGCTACTGCCTTGCGAATCAGAGCAGGGCACTCGGCTAGCAGTGCAGTATTGTCCTCTGGTTTAGTCCAGAGAAAATCAATGTCCCGCTTCCTCGCTGGCGGGCACCACATGATCTTGCCGTTCATTAACATGACTTCGTGCAGTTAAGAGCCCAGATGTTAACTACGACGAGAGTCACAAGCGTCATGGCCTCAACTAAATCGGCGGTGCCAATAAGGGCTAGACAGTCAATGATCAAAAGCAGGATGATGACCTGATACTTCATTTTGGTGTAACGGCGGGTATTCGGGGGAACCCGAAAACAGCGCAAAGAATAGTGTGATGTGCTCATGCGGGAGCCAATGTAGCCACCCATCCCCGCTTTGCTAGTCTTTTATCAGACTTTTTTGAGCACGCTTCAAAGCGTTGAGTTCTTTAGCTTTAGGCCTAGGCTTGCTTGCATTTTTCCGCGCTGCCGCTGCTTTTTTCTCAGACTTCACCGCACCTCCGAGCGCAGCAATCCTGCGGCAGTGGTCTTTTAAGGTAATTTCCATTCCTGCAATCTAGCCAGCCGAGCTTTGTTGTCAAATTATGCTACCGAAATTCATTTCGCGAGCATACACAAGTGCCTTTGTTTCGTGCGGTTATACCAGACCTGTCGCAGGATCTCCCTGCGCACCATTCGGCAATCTGTTTTAGTCGCCGGGGAGGGCGTATCCTTTTTCGAACAAATCGGCTTCCTCTTCCCTGCGCCTGCGCAACCCTTTAGTGTTGGGCCACAAGCGACACATTGCACGCAATTGTGATGGAATCTTATCGAGTTCTCCAACTCTTAAAAGCCTCTGGATTTCAAGCATTTCAGTGCGTCTCTCTCCAGACAGAGATGCCCCGCGGTTGAACACAAGGCTAACAAGCGCAGCAGCGCAATCATCCGGCAGGTCAACGAGTTGCGGATAGATGCGGAGCGTTTTGAGATACCACCCAGGGATCGTCACATCGCGAAATACTGTCAGCGCAGCCTCCCACGGAACGACTAGGTGCTTAACGTGAGGCAGAATCCGCTTTGCTTCCTCCCCTTTGTGCCCTGATGCACTGACAAGCAGCGCGAGCGTTGCCGCGTCTAGGTGCGGGCTCCATGCTCTTGTCGTCTCCGTTGCGGAAGTGTGCCCGAGATCCCAGCCTACTCCAATAGTGATGCCACTTTGCTCACCGGGCCACTCGGGGTGCTTGTCGTAGTACTTCTCCCCGCCTGTTTCCCAGTTAATTATTGCATCAAGGCCGCGTTTGGAGAGGTTCATTTTTTAAGGGATTTGATGGTCTCGATGATCTTGAGGCCAGTAAAGATGGCGGCCAAAAGACAACTCGCAATCCGAATCCACTGCTCCACTTCACTCAAAGAAATCGCAAGTGCCCCTACGTTGGCAAGGTTCACAAACGCTAAGTCGATGACATTTCGCGAACTAGACATGAGAGGCGAAAGTTGATCCTGGCTCGAATACTCGTGAAAGCCGTCCGGTTTCATCATAGGTGCCAGAGTATGGATAAATGTGCCTAGTGGGAAGCCTGTTTGAGTTGTTGGCGTCCCGTCGCAGCTTTTGGTTTTTGAGCCCTAGCAACTTTGCCAGCGGAATTGCGTTGAGACCCCTTCTTTGCAGGTTGTGAGTTGCGTTTATCGGCTGGATTGTCATGGTGATAAAAGCTGATCCAAACGAAGTTTGCAGCGATCCCGATATTCAAAAGCACTTCCGATGGCGCGGGGCTCGATAGCGTCAAGAGGTTCCAGAGGGCGCCACAGACAGTGACGGTCGTCGCAGCCTTGCATAGCACCGCGGCAAAGGGACGCTTCCAGATTGCACTTTCAGGATGCCCGAAGACTCTGAAGACCAGATGCAGCGCAGAGATTGACAAGATCCCGTTAGCGACTGCGTTTATTGTTGTGAACTGGTTCATTGGTAATGAATTTAGTGCTGATCATTTCAATCCCTCTGAGGCCGCAGAAGCCAAGGAGAAATGCGGCGGCGTATGCGTGGCTGGGCTCTCCGTCGAGATGCGCCAGTTTGAGGATTAGGGGGGTGACGTAGTTTGCCGAGGCAGCTCCACCAAGCAGGCTTGCAGCAGTCCTAGGCAAATTTTTCCCAGCCTCTTTACTGCTCATCAGTACAGACCCTGCAAAGCCTGCCATTGCAAGCCCTAGGTCAACGCCAGCTTGTTTGAGTTCGTTGATCATTTCTTTAAGTCAGGTGGCTTGAAGCTCGCGCCGTAGTAGAACGCAAGAACAGCAGAGAAAGCGGTTGAGAGAGATCCGATGAGGAGGCTCAGAGTGGTTGACTCCCACAGTTTCAAGTCGCCGGTTAGAAGGCCGAGGAGAATTCCAAAGAAGCCGGCAGTCACAACACAAGCCAATGCCGCTGGCACCCAGCTCCCGGTTTCAGTCTGCATCGTTCGAGCACTTACGCGATCCATCTGAGCCAGTTTCTCGGCGTCGATTCCAAGCTCCGCCATCCTCGTCTTGAGTTGGAGATCGGCGGCCTGCAAGGCGGCAATCTGTTCGGCAGTGAGGTTGCCAGACATCAGCGCCTTTTGCACCTTGTCGGTCGTGGCTTCTGAAATGCCAAGAGCCTTTCCGGCAGCCTCGACGGCAGCGCCACCAAGCGGGCCTCCCAGCAGGTGCCCAATGGTGGGCAGGAGCTTCTTGAGGAAGTCCATATTAGCAGTCAGATGCGCCTGCAAACTCAGGCAGCGTCTTCAGGTAAAGATACGCCTGTTTGATCGGGTTTTCTCCGGCTAGGTCGTACGAGCAGGACTTTCTTTCAGAGGCAAAAGAGATGGACTCTTCGCTGCCCTTGTAGCTTTCTAACATGAAGACAATCGAGTTCTTGCCCTGCAAGCTCAGATGCTCAACACGATGGTAAGCATCAGTCGCAGTAAATCCTTGTGGTGTAGTTGCTGTTAATTTAAGTGCCATAATGTTAAATTTCTTCAATTCCTACAGACCAATTTGCTGTAGCGGTGAAACTTACCGTCCAGTTTGCGTTGCTGGTTGAAACTAAAGTTGGCCTAATGGCTGAAGCTGTAACGCTATAGCCAGTAACTCCAACATTTTCGCCTGCTGAATTAGAGAATCCAAGCGCTCCCCCAATAGAGAACGAAGCCTGTGGAGTTCTAGGATAAATATACCTGTAACTAATTGGCAACGCTATTGTTGAGTCAGTTCCACTGGCAGCAGTCATGTTTAGGCTGCCAGACTGACGCATCATTCTTTGTGGCACGTTAGCGTAAGTTCCCCCACCTGAAGGCTGAAATGGATAATGCAAGTAAGCAGTGCTTGGGAAGTTGTATACGTTATCAACTACTATTGCATTAGAATTGGCCGTAGGAGTAGATGATGCAGTCAGCAAGATGATATCCAGATCGTTTACATCAGCTACTACGCCATTAATAAAAATGTTAACGTAAACTGATGCGCCTCTGTTGTAAAAGACAACAAACTGAGTGTTGCTTGATAAATTCCTGCCAAACAACTCACAGTTTTCAATTATTATATTAACATTTTCTAGCGTATCTGCATTGATAGCGTTAATGCTGTTGCCACCTATATCTACAATTCCTCTGGATATTGAGTATGGGTCTACAACAGTGTGCAGCTTGCTATTCTTAACAAAGAGATTGCCGCCAAGAACTTCTGAAGAGTAAATACACCAACCTCCCAAGGCGGAATAGATCGTGCAGTTGTCGTAGCCATTATTTTTCCCAGCCCATGCTGCGCCTTGGTAAATCATGCAGCCTTGGTAGACCAAGTCCTCGATGTTGCCGTGCATGTCTGCCGAAGCTACAGCAGAAAGGATATCGTTACTCAAGGTGAGGTTTGAGATCCTCAAGTTTCGGTTTGTGACCGAGCAAGTATTGTCTCCTCCCCCGATTGCGATTGCGTGGCGGCGTCCGTAGTAATCGCCCCCGGAGACCTGCACCTTTTGGCTATTGCCAATCACTAGCCCGTAGTCGTCCAAAGTTCCTGTCCCCTTGTTGTACATCACGCAGTTCGTCACCATTGGCCGGTAGCAACGGTCTATGTAAACGCACTCGTAGTTTTCGTTGTAGGCAAAAATGTTCTCAAATACCGGCTTGTCGCAAAGCGATACTTTAATGAGGCCAAAGATGTTTGCCCCGCCATTGATTTTGAAGTTTCTGAACGAAACCTTTGGACTCGACAGCTTGTACGCTTTAACCGTCGCCGGAGTGTAGCTGTCGTACAGCGGATTTGTGGTTTGAGCGTTTAAGCCGCTCACACCTCTGCACTCTAACCATTCGCCCGCGTAGTAATACGCTCTTGCCGGGTTCCATAACACAGAGTCATCGAACAAGCAGAACACGTCGCTAACTGCAAGCGAAGGAGTACTTGCAAAGGTAACAGTGAGATTGTCCTGGTTTGCGCTTGTGACATTCTGAATTTGAGCCAGCGATCCCGTGACAGTGATCCCTTCCGAGCCAGATGTAACGGTGCTGAAGTCCAAGACAGTCTTCTCTCCGTCGCCGATGATATTAAGGTGCCCCGTCGTGGAGATAACCGAGGTGATCTTGTACGTGCCGGCAGGGAAGTAGATCTGAGCGCCGCTCGAGGCAACCGCAACCACTGCTGCCTGTACTGCCGCGGTGTCATTGGCTATTCCGTCGCCCACGGCGCCAAAGTCCTTCACAGAAACTCGCTCACGCACCTTGCCCTGCATCGTGAGGGTAACAGCGCCTGTGCCGGCCTGCACAAATGAAGTGTCCGTGCCAAGAAGCGGTAGATCAATCTGGTCGCGGGTGATCGGGTATCCTTCAAATGCTTCAACCACTCCCACGTTAGCGGCACTGTAAACGAACACCTTGTTGACGTTGCGTACAGTGATGCTGAACGTGCTTGGCGAGACGTAAACATTGGCCGGGCTGCCATTACGCGAAGCGTAGCCACTGATAGTGCGGATCGGCTGTGCCGCGGGGATGGTGAGCGCGGAGTCCCAGAAGACGCTGATTGGGCTCGTCTCCGGGTTCAGGTTCGCTGTGCCGATGTAGATGTAGCCATTCTCAAGCGGCGTGCCGTCAAGGTCGTTGAAGGTCGGGAAAGGTGAAACGATGGAAGAGGACATTATTTGGACTCCTGTTGAGGGCTGACAAAAGGTTGTGCTTGCGGGACAAGGTAAGAACGAATCAGCTCGTTAACCTTTGGCAGGTTCTCTGGCGTGATCTTCTTTAGGATTAGCTTTGCAGCCTCTGGGTCGAGCATAGCATCGCTGAGTAAATTTATCACTCGATCTTTTGTGTCGCCAGTCCACATATTCTTGAGGGTCTTGTAAACTCCTGTCACTAGCTTGCCTTTGCCTGGCTCAACGCCGCTAATCGCACGCTCAAGATTCCCAAGCACGGTGTCTTCAAGTTCCTTGTCAACTTTTTGCTCAAGGATTTTTACAAACCCAGTGACAGACTCCCCGGGAGTTGCCTGAAGCCTTGACTGCATCATGGCAATTTTTTGTTGCGCCACTCCGAGCGCATTCAATTCTGGAGAGTTTTTCCCAAAGACTGTTTCCAGTGCTTTTTTGTTTTTCTCTTGTGAAACAAATTTAATCGTATCAGCAAGAGAAACAGCCAACTCTTGAGGTGTAGCAGTTCTGCCGGTGTAGCCAAGGGCGGTGGGTCGGCTGAGTCTTGTGTTCTCTTCGACGTACAGCCTGAAAGCGTTTTGCAAAGCCTCAGTTGTTGTGCCGGACTTATCCTTCTTTGCCAGCATCATCATCTCGCGAAGCAACTGTGGAGCATTGGCCTTTTCCATGATGCTCTTAATCGCTTCCTGCGGCTCTGTGTTTAAGAAGCGACTAGCAACAGAATCACTCACCTTTGCTTTTGCCGCCTTAGTCATTGCCTTGGCCTGAGCAGCAGCGTTGTCTCGAATTTCTTTTGCCTGTATCTGCGCCTCTTTGATTGCCTGCTGCCCCTGTCCTTGAGCACTGTTGAGCAGATCCTTTGCCGCTGCGTTGCCTTCACTTTCAATATCCTTTGCGGCTCTCTGCGCTGCTTTCATTGCGTCTTGAGCCTCTTCAACGGTCAATTTTGCCCCTGCAACACGCTCAGTCGCAACTTTGACGGCGCCAGACAATGATTCAACCAGCGGCGCAAGTTCAGGGAACGCTCCAGCCCAATCTGCGCGGGTGGCCTCTCCGGGCCTGCTTTTTGACAGCCAATTCTGAATAGCCTCTGGACTTGGATTTAAGCCAAGCTCAGAAGACATACGCTCCACCATCGAGTCTGTGACAGCTTTAACGGCAGTTGGGCTTCCCTGAATCGCAGAACGAAGCTGTAAAAGGTCTTCTTTGCTTCCAAAAAACTGGTCAATAGTTTGACTCGCTGGGATTGGATTATCAGCACGAAGCACTCCGCCCATTGGCCCATCAAGGTAAGTGCGAGCAAATTGGAAATACTTTGCATTGGCTTCTTTGAGGAGACTGTTTGCTTCTCCAGCCCTTTCCATGTCCCGCTCGATTGCGTCCTTAACGCCACCCAAGGCACTTGCTCTAACCCTGTTGCCGGAAGCAATTGCTTCTCCAATTTCTCCAGCAATTTCAGAACGCCTTTCTTTTAGTGTCTTAAGGGAATCAACTTTTTTCTTTTTATAAGAGTTTATGATGGCATCAACTACGCGAGAATCCTGCCTGCCAATCTCTTTGGTTTTTGCCTTAAATGCTTTGGCAGCCGCAAGCATATTGCCCACTGGCGCCTTGGCCTCTCCAATTCGAGGATCGTTGTAAAGGTCATCAAACTTGCTTTTTTCTCCCCGAAAGTTCTCAACAAGCACTTCTTTAGTGATCTCGTTACGAACAGCCCTTCTTCCCTGCTCGCGAATTGAGTCACGATACGAAGAGACCGCATTGTAGGCGTTTTCAAGCTCTGCCTGGACTCTGCTTGCGGCTTGCTCCGCGTTAAGAAGCCCGGTTTTTGCGCCCTGCATGATTGTCTCAGACCTTGAGAGCGCCTCAGTCAATATAGCCCCAGCCTCCTGTTCTCCTTGGGTCTTAAGGGCGTCCGCAGCTTCAGCGGCAGAGTTCATCAAAGCAGTCGCATCCGCAGCGGCGGTTTCTATTGTCTGCCTTGTTGCGACCCGTTTGCCTGCGTTGTATTCACGGATGGCAGTAGCAACACTCCTGTTAATCTCCTCTGGAGACGCTCCGCGCTGCGCTAGGCTCGCACTTAACTCTGATGCGATTGCCTGAATGTTCTGTTGGTCACGAGCTTGCAACGCATTGTTTTTGGCAGTCAAGATGCGCTGAAGATTCATCAGCCCCTTGTCGCCAGTGACATCTCCAGCCATAGGCTGAAATCCAGCAGTCGAAATTTCAGGTGCTTTCTCCAAAGCATCAACAGCAGCGGCAACATTTTCTGTTGATATTCCCATCATCCTGTTGCGCTGCTCGATCGCCGCCGCTTCAGTCCTAAGCGCACGAGATTTAAGACGCTGCGGCAAGTCACGGGCCTGCGCTCCAACAGCTCCCTGAATAGCCCGCTCGGCCAAGGCGCTGATATTTAATCGTCCCTCTTGAGCCTGCCTGACAGCCTCTATGCCTGCTCCTATCGCTCCTCCAACAACCGCCTTTGCGGCGCCAAGTTTCCCCCCCGTAATAAATGCAGGGCCAACTTCTCCAGTCAGTTTTGCATACCTACTTGCGCGATCTTGCTCAGTAAAAGAAGCTCTTGCACGCTCACTCGTGGTCATTGGAGCAACAGCCTCCTGTAGCTTGCCGCCAAGATACCCGCCAATGAGCGCAGTTTGAACCGTTCCAACGCCCGGTAATGCGCCGGTTGTTCCTAACAGTCCAGCTCCGCCAATGGCTCCAGGGATGCCTGCCTGCTGGTACCCGAGCGCAGCTCCAGTCAATGCTCCAACTGCTCCTCCAACAAGAGGAATACTTCCAGCAATCTCTCCGGCATACCCACCAATAGTTGGGCCAATCGCACTTTCAGCGCCCTGCATGAATGCTGAGGCAGGACTTGTCATCTGCGCCTTGTACTGATCCCAAAGACCTGCCAGTACAGGAGTGCGTTCCGCATCAAACTGAGTGTCGGGATTGATGTTCCCGGCAGCAACCTGTTGATCGAAGTAATCCCTAATAGAGGGACTGCGAGCCATTGTATCGTGAATGGCATTAACCTCTGTTTCAGTGTAGTACTGAGCATCAGGAGAAACAGCCTTCAGAATATCGGCGGCAAGCTCCTTGGGTGGAGGGGTGTTGTCGAGAGTTGCGCCAACTTCTTGAGGAGGGCGCCCAGCAAACTCGATCGGCCTCTCCAACATTCCAACCTGTTCAATCGGGAGCTGGGAAGTAGAAGGCTGGGTTATGAAACGCTGGTATTCATCAAGGGCAAAGCTCGATGCTTCCTGCTCGTTTTGCGCCTCGACCTTTACCTTTTTGCCTTCAATGTCGAACGTGTAAATTGGCATAGCTACTCAATAGAAATGAGTTTTGGCTTTGGAGCAGCAGGCTTTGAAGGAGTAGGTGCGTTAGACAAGTTGTAAATATTTGGAACAGTAGGTCTGCTCCCCTCTTCTGCTTGTCTGATTTTTTGAAGCCTTGCAGCGTCGGCCTGAATATCTTCTTGGCTTTTCTTTTTGTATCCAGCAATAATTTTTGTAAGCGTTTGCTGATAACTGTCTCCGGGTTTAACTGTGACATTTGCAACCTCAAAACTTGATGGAGACTTTGCCTGTAGTGAACGGGCGTTTGCCTGCCATGCAGCACTGAGTTCTTTTTTGTCAGCATCCAGCAGTTCTACTTTCTGAACCAATCTCATCCAGTTCAAAAGCTCTGCTGCCCCAGCTTTCATTACATCAGGCGCCCCTTTATCGAGTCGAGCCCCTTCCTTTTCAGATAAAGATCCCTTGAGTCCAGATGCTTTTGCAATCCATTCTTTTGTAGCAAAAGGTTGAATTGTGGCTCTTAAATTTTGAGCCTCCGTTGTCTCTCCGGTGATGAAAGACTTGAAATTCTCTATTCCAGCACCAACTCCAGTCTTAAACTCTTTTGGCTTTTGCTCTGCAAAGTTTAGCAATGAATCAACCGCATTTGTTAAGCCTCCAACAGTAAGTCTTGCCGCTGTTGCCTCATCTGTGAGCGTGTTAATATCAGCCTGCTGCTTGTCGGATATTTGAGCTTGTCCTGGAGTTAGCTTTGCCTCTTCTACTTTTGCTGATGCAAGTTCTTTTTTGGTTTTTGCTTGAGTTTCAGCAAGCTCTCCAGCTCCCTTCATTGCCCTTGTAACAGACTCCCATTTTTGCGGGTCGGTATTAAACAGAAAGTTTGAAGCGGTAAGAGCGCCAGCAACTGGATCTTGCTCAACTGTAGTTTTGGCAGATGTTAAAAATGCAAGCGAGGCCTCAGCGGCTTTGTCGTTTGGATTTTTTTCAAGAGCAGAATTTGCTGCTGAAATGTATTTATCCAAAGAAGAAGACGCTATTCCAGGCTTCCCAGCCTGAACTGAAAGCATCACTTCTGAAGCGGCGTTGCTTAGCGTTGATCCAACCCTTGGAAGCTCCGCAAACATTTTGTTCATGGCGCCAAAGGTCTGCGGATCTAAAACGGCAGCCTGCATCGAAAGGCTTCTTAACTTTTCAGGAGTCCATGTTTCAGGACTTTTGGAAAGCTGAAGAACATCATTTTGGTACTGTGTCTTCAAGGCGCGTTCTGTTTGAGCTTGCTCAAATGTAATTCTGCCTTGCCGCAATGCCTCTTGCGCCGCCGCTGTAGAGGCTCCAATTTGCCCAATCCTTGCCTGCTCCGCCTGTATCTGAAGCGGTTGCATCTGCTCTTGAAAAGCCATTTGCCGCTGCTGAAGCGCACCCTGCTCCTGCATCTGCTTGAGTTGCTGAATGCCAAGCAGACTCTGGAGAAAGTTTTGAGCCGGAGGCTGTGGGATATTGATAGTGTAGTCGTATGGGCCGGCCATATTAAACGTCTAATCCTGAGGTTAACATTCCAACTTGCCCCATTCCCGGAGTGCTTCCTCCGAATCCTCCGCCACCTTGAAGCGCATTCAATAGCATATAGTTCTGAACGCCTCCTCCGATGGCGCTTGTTATGCCGCCAGCCCCTTGAGCAAAGGCGTTGGCAGCACCAATCTGTCCAGCGGCTTGAGCTTGTCCCTGTGCCGCTAATAGGTTCCCAATGTTTGACGCAGACTGTTGACCCGCTGCCGCTGTTCCGGCTGCCGATGCCTGACCAATGCCAAGCAGATTCTGAGCAGCGCCTGCTCCAAGGGAAGTTAGTCCAGCCAGCTTTCCGTATCGAGATTCAATCAACTGGTTCAATAGCGCAGGACGGAACTGAGCCAGTGCACCCTGTATATTGCCTCCGCGAAGTCCGCCAGTCGCAGAAGCGTTTTGAAGGATTGCCTCTTCTCCTTGACGAACCAAA